TAGAAAGCAAAGATGTTGCAGCAAAAACCGACAAAACCACCAAGACCACCAACCAAGTTGGTGTCCAATAGGTAATTGTCAGTCACTTGCAGAGGGAAAGCACGGTGCGAGCGAGTCGCCTGGCGGAGATTTGTTACCATCTCCCCACCAACGAGGCAAGCGCTATCGATTGTGTTATCAGAAGTGTTAACTTCGCCAAAAGCCACCGTAGAGGCAGCCAACGGCTCATTAGAAACATTCCCCTGAAAAACAACGGAAGCGATTTTCGAAGCACCCTCAACCAAGATTTGAGGCAGAGACTTTGTCTGGTGGTCACCAGACGTAGCCTCCTCCTCAATGTCTCCCTGCAAGATTACAGATCGAACGGGCTTAGGAGGAACTTCGAGACTCATTGACAAAGGACAAGCGAAGCAGACATTAGTAGCCCACTTCCACACATTGATTTGTACAAAATTAGACACAGAGCTAGGACTAGACAAAGGCGTCAAACTCCTAACGATGAGCGAACCAACACAGCCATCAGGGCCAGTGTCAGAACGCACATCGTCAGAAGGATTACGCCCACTACGACACATCACATTTTTATGCATGTAAGGCACCACAAATTCAACTTCATTCTGCTCCGTCATGTCCAACACGTGTCGCCACGTATTGGTCGTATCAAGAGCTGGAATATCAGCGTCATCAATGATAACCCTAGGTATGAACACAACTTCGAGCCTTCCAACATGGAAAGCCGTACGAGTGATTGAGATCTTATAATGCAAATCAGCCCGCCAATAAGCGAACTGCGTTGCTAGAGCCTCAAAAAGAGACATATCATACACTTCATATACACTTGAACCAATTGTCCAATGGGACAGCCTTACGTCGTCAACGGATGGTCCGACCGGTTGGTTAGCGAGCACAGCTTTAGACTGAGCTCCCTTCACCCACCGGAGGGTGCTGACAAGGGCTGGACGAGCAGCAATGTGTTGAATGTCCATTTCGTCGACAGTCTCCATGAAATTTCTCTCCTTCTCGGCAACCGAGTTATCGGCAGCCATGCCTAGAACAACAGCACTATCTTCCGCTTTGAAGTTTGTAAAACCGCGGCCAGGAATGTTGACGATAGCGTCTGAAGCAGAACCCTTAATGGGCCTACTCCAGCCAAAAATCGAAGCAACACC